ATTCTTATATAAGTATGGTAAGAAAATTCATGACAAGATTGCATCAGCAATGCAACCACAGTTTGAAGATGAAACACCAATCAATCCCTTCGACCTTTGGAAGGGTGCTAACTTCAAGATCAAGATCCAGACTATAGGCGGTTACTGGAATTATGATAAGAGTGAGTTTGATGCTCCCTCAGTGTTAGGAGGATTGGAAGATGAAGATCTTGAAAAGATTTGGAAGTCACAGTATTCTCTTAAAGAATTTACTGATCTTAAGAACTTCAAATCCTACGAGGATTTATCTGCACGTTTGAATATTGTGCTTAACAAGTCAACAAGACCTGTGGTTCAAACCAACGAAGAGGATGAAGAACTAGCTCCTCTTACTAGTCCAGTTGTCAAAGCGGACCCTCCTGCACCCACAAAGTCAGGTTTTGGTGCTAAGATAAAGGAAGTTGAAGAGGCAGGTGATTCACCTGATTTATCCTACTTCGCTGCCCTTGCTAACGAAGACTAATGAAGAAACTACTACTGCTCCCACTTCTACTGATTGGTGTTGCTACACCAGTCCGTGCAGAAGCATTAACTTGGAAGGAATTCTGGGAGCCGTTTGTAGAATCTTATCATCATGGACATGATCATGGAAGTGGACACTGGCATGATTGGAGATACGATCATAGTCATGGACACCGCCATCCTCATTACGGACCATACCGTAGGAGATGTGAAGTTACAATCACGAAGAAATACTGGGTACCAGGTCATTACCTAGGTCATGGCAACACATGGATACCAGGATATTATGAGAAGCGTGACGTGATTCAGTGGGAGCGTTGTAGACGCTAACTCGTATATTATTCGACTTTTTGAACAAGCAAAACCCCCGAAAAAATCGGGGGTATTTTTTTGTCTGTAGGGGTCAACTAAGTATTAATACCCACTAGACCCAAATTGATTACTTGTAACTCCACTATCTTGAGGACCAGTAGTTTGATTTGTAGTTACCACTGTGGTACCATCTGACAATACGTCACCTTGCTCAATAGTCGGTCCAGAGGTGTCAAACTCCCTAGATGAGTAATCTGCTTCTGAAGCAAATTCGATAGAACTCGTTTCACCGATATTTGTGTTATAAGACGGTTTAACGGTCTGAAACTGCTCTTGGGTAGTATTGAGTGATTTCTTAGCTCCCGATGTAGGGTCAGTTTCGCTATTTGGAAGATATCCGCATAAAGCACTAAATTCTTCAACAAAACTACTTACGAAGGGTTTCTTCAAAAGGTAAATATTGCGTTTGAAGTCATTTTTCATAGTTTCGTGGTCATAGACAGAAATGGGTCTAACTGTCTCATCCTTTGGTACCAGTGTACCGTCAGGTCTGGTATATGTGTAAGTTTCGGGCACAATACGATCTTCCTTCACCAGTATTCTTCCCTTCTGATCTGTGATTCTTTGTGTAACCCAATGATGTACAGAATTAGCATCCTCTTCATATGTGCTATCAATATACCTTTCTAGCTCATCTTCGGACATGGGCCATTCATCATATACGTTGATTATATTGTTACATAGCAAAACAACCCAATCGTAGTTCATATTGCCATATTTCTTATAAGCAATTTGATCAGGTCTTTCATTGATTCTAATGGTATATTGGTCAAATCCCAATATAACATCTTCCAGTCTTTCACGTATTTTGATCCTTCTAAACAGGTTTTTAGCAAGTTTATAAGGATCTACGTTATTCTGACGATAACTTGATGTCCTGACCAATACGTCAGGTAAATGAGTAAAATATGCCATTATGCTAAGTTGTTTGTCTGTCCTATACCAAAGTCACCCCAACCAGACGGATTATTGATAGGGATTCCATTATATCTAATCTGCCATCCTTCTGCATCTGCCAACTCTTCAAATGTAGCATTTTCAATTGTCTCAGTTGTCGTATATCCATCACCTCTTTCAATATAATCCTCTTCATCATCTTCTCCATTATTTCTCTTATGATCGGTGAAACCGTAAGTTTCCTTAGTAAGGAATTCAGTCTCTTTGAAGTCTAATTTCAATGAATACTTTAAAGCACCAAAATCAAAGAATCTACTGTCAGTCATCGCAGATCTCAAAGAAGTGAAATCTGGCATACTGACATTAACACCAGTACAAACCATCTTAGTTGGAAATTGCATAACTTGACTTAAGACACCTTGACTACCACCTTTCTCAGGGTTGGCGATAGTTTCATTACCACCACCTTTATCAACATATCTAACAGTAGTAAGACGGAAGTATTCTGGTATTGTTAACCAATTATCTCCACTTTTACCAGGTAGGGCGTATCCTCTAAATTTACGAATAATGTCATATATGGTTAAAGCATCTTTAGTGCTTTTTGGTACCATTTCCCAAGTCCAAGAATGTCCCCTGAAGTCACTTTGACCTTCGTATGTTGCTTCTGCGTATGGGTTGAATATTGTTTTATTAATTATTGAGCTTACTTGATTCCTATCAAGACTTACATCACCACCAGCAGTAGCAAGAGCAGCATTAATTACCTTAGTTGCTGCTTTATAACCTAATTGAGGTAGTGCACCTTCTGCTGCTGTTTGAATACTATCGGCAATTGAATCCTCATTGATCTTACCACTTTTAGGATCAGCTACCTCTGCTGCTGCATCCATTATGGCATTACCAGTTTTCCCTAGTTCTACCTTACCCCAACCTTGTTTATGACTTTCAGATAGTGACTTGGGTAAATAGAGATATATAGAATCCAACAACCTCTCTGTTTTGTGGTCAAATACATCAAATTTTAGATAATCGATTACCTCAGTTGGGAAAGCTGCACCATCTGTAATAGTTTCTCTACTACTTGCTGAATTGACCCCTATAGGTTTAGCAGTTGGAAATACTAAAATTCTCTTACTTTCTTTTTTCTTCGGCATGGCTTACAAAGGAAAATTCCGACCATCAAACAAACATAAGTACAAAGGTGATCACACTAATGTTATTTATAGGAGTTTGTGGGAAAAGAAGTTCATGACGTGGTGTGACCGCAATAACAACGTTTTGGAGTGGGGTAGTGAAGAGATTATTATTCCTTATAAGTCTCCTCTGGATAACAGGATTCACCGTTATTATCCTGATTTCTATGTTAGAGCAAGAACAAAGGACGGAAGAATTGCCAAATCGATCATCGAGATCAAACCAGCTTATCAAACTAAGCCCCCGAAACGTAAATCGCAGAAGGCTTTAACATTCTTAACGGAAGTTAAGACTTGGAATGTAAATAGTGCTAAGTGGAGAGCAGCAAGACAGTATTGTGCTCATAAGAATATGCAATTTATTATACTCACAGAGAAACATCTAAACTTATGAGTATCTTCACAGACGTAAAAGACTTAGCAGGTGGCAAGTCACAGTCTAAACAATGGTATAGAGAGCAACTTCAGTTTGGACTGGAGGCATATACTGGTGCATTTATTGTGGGTGATATCATATTCTTCAATTATTCAGCCCAGACACCAGATTTGAAATTCTGGGATACATTCCCTATGGTACTAATCACAGATGTAGATTATGGGAAGAGGCAGTTCTCTGGCGGTAATATGCACTATTTGAGACCTAATAGTAGGAAAAGTATGGCAAATACCTGGGCTGCTGGTAGTATTTCATATCCTATGCGTTGCCACCATAAATACTTTATGAATAGTGTTACATCAGCATATAATGTACCTCAAGAAGAGTTGCGAGAGATGACACCACTCCCAGTGGAGCAATTTGTTATTAGACCCAAAGGACTTGGTAGAACTATGGAAGTTCCAAGTAGCATAATCTGGAGTAGATTAAAGTAATGCAAAACAGTTTTAACGATTTTAGACATCAGATTACGACTGGTAAACTAGAACCATCTAGGTCGAATCTTTATGGTGTCAAATTATATCTCCCTACATGCTTGCAAGCAAATACCAAGTTTATCAATCAGGATAGGAAACATGCATTCCATTCCATGAATTACATGGCAGATTCAGTTACTATACCTGGTAAGAGAATACAAGATCAGAAGGTAGCAGCAGCATGGCAAGGTGCAGCATATTCACATGCTAGGATTCAGCAGCATGGTGATCTGGATATTACTTTCCTAACAGATAAGTATCAATATCATCGTCAATTCTTTGAGCATTGGATGAACTGGTGTGCAGCAGATATGGAGAATAGATCAGGGATATATGAGGAGTATGTTACTAACCTAATAATAACAAAGTGGGAACTTGGATCTCCTGTTAGTTGGGAAGGTATTGCAGATAGCGGAGCAACATTTAGGACTAGACTTAACAGTGTGACTTCAGTTTGGCAATTCTTTGGAGCATGGCCCTATGACATGGGTGGAGCAACATATAGTAATGGTCCTTCACAGTTAGTTAAATTTAGTGTTAAGTTCAAGCATGAAAGATATAGATTTGATGGAGTAGGATCAGAAGCTATGGGTATTAACACCCCAGATAGATATGTTAATAGTGCCACATCTGGAATAGATTCAGTTGGAATTCCTTCAGCACAAACAGATGCAGCTCAATTTGGTGTCTAAATAGAATTATAATAATGCAATCGTTATGCCATTACCTAAGTTAGCCATACCTGAGTATGAAGCGACCCTGCCTGTTACAGGCACTAAAATATCATATAGACCCTTCCTAGTTAAGGAAGAGAAACTACTCTATCTTGCTATGGAGTCGCAAGACAACAAGCAGATGGTCAAAGCAGTGAAGACTATCATTAAGAACTGTACTA